TGGCCAATATTCGGCTTTGCAATGGTCGGGATTCCAGCCGTGATCGCCTTGCTGGTCAATGCGTGTTTCTGGCCAATATTCGGCTTTGCAATGGTCGGGATTCCAGCCGTGATCGCCTTGCTGGTCAGCGCGTGTTTCTGCCCGATGGTTGGCTGTTCAAGTGTTGGTACACCAACCTCAATCGTCTTGCTTGTTAGCGCGTGCTTTTCAGCGATTGTTGGCTTTCCAATCGTTGGCGTGCCGCAAGTGATCGCCTGCGCCGTCAGTTCGTCCGCACTAGAACCTTCCGTGTAGTATACGGTTATGCGTATATGATCGACATAAGCCTGCGCCATCACCTTACCAGCAGGGACAAGCTTGACCTGCAGGACGACCCCAAAATCAGAACCGTTTATTTGCGATACCGTTGGCGTCAATCCCCATTTATCGGATGATCCGCCATAAGAAGAATACGTGAATGACGATGGCCATTTTGTACTTGTGGCGGCGTAATTTGACCCTGTTACGCTGCCGCCGACAACGAGCTTGACCTCGTTATCGTAAATGGTGTCTAGTGCCGCTCTTTTTTTATAAATTTCTACTTTAATCCCGTCAATGGTCGCACCAGAAGGGATTGAAAATCCGAAATTCGTTGCCTTTAGATAATGTGTATATTTAGTGGAGCTAGAAGCCGAGGAACCTGCGTAATCGCCATCGTTATATTTTGCATATTGAGGAGTATACCAAGTCTCAGTCCCGACAGCGCTATCGTCTACAACGGTACCTGGATCGTATGGGCCTACGCTCGCCATTTGCCGCCATCCAATCTAGAACGATATAACGCCTCGGTTACGCACTCCGCAGCCTTCGCAGCGTCAATTTTCCAGCCGGCTTTCACAAGTTTTTCAAACTCCACCAATGGCTGTTTGACCACATCTTCATACTGAAGGATAATCGCGTCAACGTCTCCGCGTGCCAGTAAGCGCCTATTTAGCTCCGATAAAATCGGCGTGTATAAATAGGTGATAGTCTCGTTAATTCCCCACGACCTGCCAGGCGTGAACGCAGCCATGCTCTTTCTGATCTCTGCTGGATTCCTCTGCATAAATACCAATTTATATTGATGCTTTGGCAGTTTCAATAATTTTTGGTATGGGCATTTGACGAGCTTCCCATCATATTCCTCTACGAAGTCAGGTCGCGCAAACTCGCCGTAATCCAGCGCATAAAATCCGTTCTGGTTCGGAAGGTATTCGCCGCGCCCATATAGAACATTCATGTTTTCCTGACTGTTATCATAGACCGCCGGCATACCACCTGCGATTAAGCAGCGCATCATCATGCTGCTTCCCGACCTGTTGAAACTGCTAACCAGATAGATCATTCGATGAACAAATCCAAATACTCTGCTTTGAAATTATTGATTAACCACGTTTTCAACGAGGTAAACGCCTCGTGGGTTTCAGCCAGGATGCCCATTCTCATCGCCTGTTGAGCAGCTCCGAATTTACGTAACTGACTTTCGTACAATGCGCGTGCTTCGTCAACGACGGGTTTTTTCGTTTCTGCTAGAGACGTGTCAACCAATCCGACTTTGATATTTCCGGCAAACGCGGCGAGCGCATCCAGTTCAGCGCAGCGTCTTTTGGCTTCTTCGAGAATCCAATCATCTCTTTGCGCGCATTTTGTCTCCATTGTCTCGGTATGGGATTTAACCCCATCCGAATATTGCAGCGTGACCAGCAGTTTGCCGTTTACGATTACCTTTTCTTTCACTTCAGCTTGATATGACATTGATCCTCCTTACGCCGTTGGATCAGGAATAGCAATGATAAACTCGGTCAGCGTGAATGTGTTCCCGCTGGTCACCGATTGACTGGCATTTAGCGCCTGCGTAGCGTAGAGCGTGTCACTGCCGTTAGTGATGGCGAAATATGCCGCCGTTCCTGACGCCGATACAACGCCGTCCGTAATGGCTGCGACAGTCAGCTTGCGCCCGCTGGTGTGGTCTGCTGGACCAGTATAACCGGGAGACGACTTATACCCCAGCTGGTAGGTCGATGATGCCTGCGTGTATGTGGTTGGCTGTGAGCTGCAAATATGCAGTTTGCTGCCACTGTTTTTGATGACGTTCAGTGCCGCGTCCAGTACTCCGTCTGATAATGTTGCTGCCATAATTTAGCTCCTGTCTATTGAGGTTATTTCGCCTCTGGAATTTCTATGCACGACCAATTTGCCTTCCTTTTCAGGAACGTTCACGTTCACTGTTGGCGGTTCCTGCTGTGGAACGGATACATTCACCACCGGAGCAGGAACAGTGACGTTGATAGGCTGCTCTGGTATGTTCACCACCGGCGCCGCCACGTTCACAATCGGAACGGGTTGCTCTGGAACGTTGACATTGACAATTGGCGCCGGCTGTTCTGGAACGGTAATGTTAATCTGTGGCATGTCCATTTTGAATACTCTCCCCGCCGGTTTCTGTTCCGGATCCGGTTCAGGTTCTGCTTTCACCGCTTCAATAGCGTTTCGCAGTTCGAAAAGCAAATCCGCCATGCCGCTGTGTTCATACGTGCCATCGAATACGCTCTTGACCTCTTCCTCGTCATGGCACAGTTTCAACGCCTCATGAATCTCCGCCTGCATTCCCGCCGGTATGATCTCGCTCTCGAATGAGCAGTCCGCCGCTTTGCCGTCCTTCACCCTCTTCAGCGCTTTCTTTTGCCACTTTCCCAATTCATCATCAAGCGGATTAGGCGCCGGTTCCTGTGCCTCTGGTGCTACGCTGATAATCGGTTCAGGTTCAGGCTTCGGTGCCAGTGGATCAACCCCTTCAGGTACATCAATGCCCAGCATTTCAATGACCACGAGTGGATTAAGACCGGCATTGACATAAGTTGCGAATGCGTTCGCCCGCTCTACCTCATCCTCCTGGAAAATGTCCATTTCGTCAAAGGCAAATTCAAATTCCATCCCCATGGCATTGAGCAATTGCCGGTTCAACGCGGACTCAAGCAACCTTGCGCGTGGTCTGATAACATCCTGCCAGAAGCCCATGCGGTGCGAGTCGGCTGAAGCGTAGTTGTCGTCACCCATAAACATTGTCACTGGAATACCAAAGGCGTTAGCGATACTCGAGGTCGCTTGCTGGTAAAGTTCCGGCATGGTCATCTTGTCGAGGTCTTGACTGACAACTTCAGGGGTTAGTTTTGTCCTCGTGGCCAGCACGCGCCAGGCGTTGCCGACTCCGCTTGCTAACTTGCTAAAGAAGTTTTGAATCCGTTTTGTTTCATCCTCTACCAGTGTGCCATCGGCTGAAATGAGGATGATCGGCATTGCGCCGTTCTCGAAGAATCTGCTTGCAAACCGCGTCTGGAAGTTCATCAGCGCCGCGTCGTTGAGGCACGCCTGCACCGTCGAGTTTCCGCTTGTCATGTCATCGGAGTATGAAAACTCCTTGATGTAAATAATGTCCGACTCCGGCCATACCTTTCCCGCCTGCGAGAAGGTAAGCCCGTACGCCGCGTCGTAATGCACGGCAACTGTGAAGGGGTTGAGCCGTTGCAGGTCAAGTATTCGCACCTTGTTGCGGAGTTTCAGGATGGTTGCGATTCCAGCCCCAAGCAGGTCGGCTTCGGTCTTCCAAATCAAATCCCGCATCTCACACGGGAACGGCCAGTCGACTTCCGTTTCCCCCTTGTAGATGTGGATAGGCACGCTCGAAATAGCGTCGCATCTCATCTTGACCGCGCGGTAAATAAGCGGGACTTGCGAGTACGCCTCTGCTACCGAACTAATCGAATTGGTAAAGTTGCCCGCGTCCGCCAATGCCTGCTGTTGCCAGGCTGGAAGCGTGACCAGCGCCTTCGTTGCTTTTTGCATGGTTGATAATTTCATAATCACGCTCCGAATAGAATCACGGGTTGCGCCCTATCTACCGCGTACCAGGCGAGGGCAAGTGACATGACACAATCGTCGTGCTGCCCTTCCGGCGCGCTGTAGGTAAAATTCCCGCTGTTTGTCTTTTTGCTCTCAAAACTCAAGAGTTCCCCCACTAATACGGGATCGTCAATAATCTTTATCTGGCCGTGTTCAAACGCGGATTGCAGGCTCTGGATAATGCCGTGCTTCGTTGCGTTGGTCGTGGTGAACGGCTGAATATTCATGCCCCTGTTTTGCAGGTGGTCAATGACTCCCTGCCCGATCGAGTTCGCCTCGATCACCATGCCGGTTAGTCCCCACTTCGCATAACACGCCGCGATCCTGTCCTCGAGCACCGGGTAATCCACACGGTTGAAGCGGTCAATGGCGACCATCTCTTTTGTCTGCGCGTCGAGTACGGTGATAACCGTGTAATCCACGCTTGCCGCCACGTCTACCCCTCCCACGTACTGCCCCGGCTGTGGCTCTCGCGGTTCAAGGCGTGCCGCGTCGTGTACCCGCCGGAAGACAGCGCCCTCACTATCCACAAACTCCGCCAGGTATTCCTGCCTGAAAATGATCTCCGGCAATTCAGCCCGCGCCGCTTCGATCTCACCCGCAGGCATAAACGGGTTCGCGCTTGTCGGGTAGGTGAACGATGACCAATCCGGCTCTACTCCACCCTTGCGGTGAATATCCCAAAACCAGTTACGCCCGCGCGGGGTCGAGATGAACAGCGCCCTCCCTAACCTGTCTGACAACGCCGGTCTAATTGCCTCTATCCACGCCTCCGGCATAATGTACGCCGCTTCATCCATCACAACGAAATCAAGCCCTTCACCGCGTAGCGCGTCCGGGTTGTCAGCCGATCTAACAGCCACAAGCCCGCCGCCGGGTATAACGACTTCCCTCTCCGCCTTTCGTATCACAGCGCCGGGAATCCGGCTCGCCATTTGCCGGAGGGGTCGCCAGCCCACGTTGCTCATTTTGTAAGTCGGGCTGATCCACCAGGCGCGCTTTCCCTCGTTCGCAACCGCTAAGCATTCGAGGACTGCCAGCCGCGTCTTACCGAACCTACGCCCCGCAGATACCACCCGGAAACGGGAATCGCACGAGTTGATAATGTACTGCGCGTGATGTAACTCGAAAGTAGCGTCAATCAGTATCACCCTCAACGTCTACCCAGCGAATATTCATCGGCTTTCCATCCGCCCCCGTGACCTCCTGCCGCTCGACGTAACCGCGATTCTTGCCAAGCGATTTCAGCGTGAGCGTGACCGCCCACGGCTCGCCGTTCATCACCGCCTGCTCAAGTTTCAGTTCCGCCTTGTCAATAAGTTTGCCGCGATACGAGTCAATAACATCCTGTACGTGCGCGTTCTTTTCAGCCCTGCGGTAAATCGTATGAGGTGAACATCCAAGCGCGTTCGCGGCAAGGTAAATCATGCCGTGAGTTTCTTCCAGCGCCTTGATGATGTCCTCTGTACGGTATGCCATTTATGTCACTTCACTTTCAAGGAGCGGACGGGTCGGACTTGCACCGCCAGTTTCCCGATTGGAGTCGGGTGCGTTATCGATTTCGCCTCGTCCGCGCTTTGGATATGGTTGTCTAAGTGGTTCAATTTGTTTTTTCATTTCGTTATCAAGCGGATAAAGATATTTATGTTTTGCTGGCGCTTTTCTTTTCGGATATCCCGACATTCGATTAGCGTGAACATCGTTTCTCCACCGACCGTTAATAAGCATTTGCTGAACTATACTAACCCCAACATAAACCCAATTAGACGCCTGATAAATACCCCCCAAGTGTCCTTGCTCTGTATCCGCAAAAGAAACAAGTAAACGTAAACTTGGGTTTTTGTTGACAATCATTTTTATTGACCTTGCTATCATCTTAGTAACCGGATTTTCATGTTCCCTTAAGGAAATTCTTTTTAGTTCTGTGACTTCAGTTTGTTTTAATCCAAACAAAGAACCCAAGTGCGGACTAATTGAATACCCATAAATAAACGAACCAATATATTTGTCATTTTCCCAAACGCCTATATAATTATTTCTTCCGCTCGGCATTCTCTTTGAATAATGCCAATGCTCAACTGCATATTTAGCCGCCTCGTGGCTACACCAATCAAGGTGTAAACTCATGTCCACACTCCGGGCAAATAACCTTTTTCTTTTGGTCTAACCTGACCTGTTCGTCAATTCCAACTGGCTCAAAGTCAGGCGGTATGATTCCCTCTTTAGTCGCTATCTCACTAATAAGCGCCTGCACCTGCTCATTATCAGACTGTATCCCCCGCATCAAATCATCCAGCTTCGCCCTGTCTGTTGCCGCCATAGCGGCTATCGGGTCAAGCGTTGACAGCACCAGCGCCTCCTCTTCCTCGCTCAAGTCAACGTATTTCACGGGGATGGTCTTAGTGCCTTCCCTTGCCGCTAACTGACAGCGTAAATGCCCGTCCACGAGGTGACCGGTTCGCTGGTTGATAATGACTTCCTGCACCCAGCCGACTTCTTCGAGTACGCCCTTGAGCGCGTTCTGCTGGTTAAGCGGATGCACCCGCCAATTACGCGGGTTAAAAAGTATTTGGTCAAGCGGTTCAACGCCTGACCCTATGATGCGGTTTTTATACTCCGTCAACTATCCAACTCCCCCGCCCGCCTTCTCACCGGCGTCCTCGATGGCGATACCGGCAATCACGACGCCAATCAGCGCGGCAATGGTCTGCCAGATTTCTTCCGGCACGTCAAAGTAAAACAACACAACCGCCTGAATAACACCGAACACCGCCAGCCAAAACTTGCGTGATCTCAAAAGTCCTGCCATTAGTACACTCCTAAATCTGTGAAAGTGATTTCGTGTTCATCAATACGGCGCTCTTGTCTGAGTTCACGTCTCATGTCATTGACGTAGAATTTTAGCCATGCCGGCCACTCCGCCCTATCAGCGCCGTATATTGATAGACATTCAGCGCATAACTCGTTCTTTCCAACGATGTTTTTTCCGCATACGCATTTATGGTGCATGATGTCCTCAATATCTATAAGGCACGAAATAGACGTTTAATCACAATATTCCCTGTAAAATCTTCGAAATTGCTTCATCCAGTTGCATATCGTGTTTCTATGAACCCCCAACGCGTCAGCCACCTCCTGCTGCGTGTACCCCCGCATAAACAGGAGCGCTGCCCTCCTGTGTGTTTCAGGGAGGGCAGCAAATACCAAGTCCATGTCAAACTTGAGTTCGCACTTTTCAACTTCCGTCATTCAGCCTCCGGCGGATTAGGTAATGGCATCCAATGAGTGACGTAATCGTCATCGCACATCCAAACGGGCTCTCCGTTTTCTACCCGTAATAGTCTGTCTGTTAGATAATCGCTGTGGTCATCAAATAAAAGCACTTCTACGCCAGCTTCCGGCAGTCTCTCGCTCACCGGAATCCATCCCGCCTTGAAATACTCCCCGCACTCCGCGCATTGAACATCCTCAAGCCGTGACGTGCCACACTTGCAAACGATTTCAGTCATCAGATATAACCTCCGCTAATCAAATCATCCGCGTCCGCCTTGTATTCTTCTATCAGGCGTTCTTTATGCAGTTTCACAGATTGTCTTACCTGCTCCGCTGAATAATGGCAGTCACGCGCAATACTCTCAAACGACGCGCCCTTGTCATGCAGGTTGCCCCACCCCGCGTCACGCTGTCTATTCCACCATCCATACGCCTTGTATTTCATTCATCACACCTCCCAAGATAATCACAGATCAGCCTGATGGCCGTGCCGTCCTCGACCATCTCACGGTCAAACTGGTAGTACCTGTACCCCATCGCCTGCGCTCCGTTGGCCTTCTCGTAGTCGCGGTGTATTCCGGCGTAACTGGTATGCCCGCGTGACGCAACGTGGGTCATGCCATTCACCTCCACAATGAGGCGCGATTCCGGCCAGCAAAAGTCAGCCAACCAGCGGCGGCTACTGTGAAAACGGTACTGCCGTTTCGGTTCGGGTACGTCGTGAGCGCGGAGTTCAAGCGCCAGCACATCTTCGAGTTCGCTCATTCTTCCGGCTCCGGTCTGCCAGAGCATTGTTGATTGCCGCGCCACCTAAAACACATAATCCCGATTAGAACGACAATCGCTATAATAACGACTGGATCAACCGTTATAGTTATCATCCCTTCTCCTTCCACGCCAGCCACGCCTCACAGATTGCGCGTTGAGGAGTGTCTGATTCTACTTCTACAATTTCGTAAGAGTTTTGAATCCACTCGCAACCCCATTTGTTCAGGGTGGGATAATATTGCAAATTAACGTCAGCCTCTTTCATCTCCTCCAGCAACTCACCGCATAACCGCCAATCGTGGGTGTAGTCGGGAGGGAAAGAGAAATACCAAAACCGACTATCCACATCGGATTTAGTCGGTCTCTGCCACATTGGGACAGCAGGCGGGGGTAAGGCTACCCACCCCTTTGCCTTGAATATCGCCTCGTTCACCTGTTCGTCAGTCCATCCAGAATAGTCAGTCATTCCAACTCCTTCATCAGCGCACGGTGTAGGGTGATGGGACAGTCGGGGGCATGGTCAATCTGTTCACCAAATCTCGCCCAGTGATGACAGCCACCACGACATACCCACTCATGAGGAAATGCCTCAATAACGTAATTAGACGCCAACCTCTCCCCGTCCTCTTTCAGCCTTGCGATAATCTCGTCACGGCGGGCTATCTCTTCCCTCGCTGACCTGTCAATGTTGCATAGTTTTTTCTCGGTTAACGCCAGCTCCTCGTCACGGCTGGCGAGTTTATGTTTTTGCTCCATACATACCGTGTTAGCGTAATGTAACTCGTTTATTCTGCGGGCGAGTTCGGCTTCTACCGCCTCCACATAATCAATCAATGTCGTTACCCCAATTGCGCTAACATCCGCTGGGTATGTTTTGGCAAGCGTGCGAAAATCTTCGTCAAGATACAGTTCGTCTTTATAATAATCAGGATTAGTATTTTCAACGGATTGCCCTGTTTTAATATCTGTTAAAACATCCTGTGTCATTGAAACATCAGATTTTGCCGGCTGGCGTGACACAATATATCTCGCAAAGTCCTCACCGCACTCTTTGCACTCGTACAATTCAAATTCAGCAGTATGAATGCACTCTACGTATTTCTCACAGTTCGGGCAAAAAACGATAGGCATCCTGTGTTCCACAATCATTTCAATATGCTGTTTCAGCCGCTTGCGGTCTTCTGGTTTCATTTATCACTCCTACTTTCCGCTTCATGCGCTCCAAGCTCCTCAATTTCAGCATCGGATAAATCACGCTTTACAACTGTGCTGGTATCGTTATCCAAATAAGCGCGGGCAGCGAGATAAAGACAATCTTCCTCGTGTCCATTTTTCGGGGCATCCAACGGAAGATACTTGTCATAATCACAGAACCTGCAACCACCTTCGTTATTGAGAAATCGCTGGATTATCTCTCGTGCAATAATATTTTTGGTTAGCGCCTCAGCCAGTATCTTTCCGCGTAAACCAACTTTTTCGGGATTGTATCCATGCTCTCTAAGATATTGATTTATTTTTTCAATTGGCATGCTATCAAATTCATCCTCCTCAAGAGATGGGTCAGCTGGTCTTTGAACTGGTTTTACATCCACGCTGACTTTGCCATCAGCAACAGCACGGTTGTAATTTGTGATGAATTGGTCAATCCGCGTGAAGGCGTCTGGAGATATTCCGTAAATACCAATCTTCGCATCCTCGTTGCTGTTATAGGTGCAACAGGCGATTACTGCTCCGATTGTCACGGTTGCCTGATTGAGCAAATCATCCGTAACATCAAAACGCTCCCGCAACTCCGCCAGCTCTGCAGTCAGACGGGCGAGTTCGGCTTGCAACTTGTCCTCGATGGGGCGGGTGTTCCAAGTAACTCGCGGGTCTTTGCCGTGCGCGTGAACTTCTGCTCCGCATACCTCGCAATGAGCAAGTTCAGCATCGCGGAGGACACTAAAACAGATATGCGGGGCATCGTTGTTTTCATCACCTTTATAATTTCCACAAAACGGACACGCTTTTAGTTCGCTCATCTCTCCTCCACGTACATCATCCCCCGCCACACGAATACCCGCTCCGGCACGCGGTCATGCCGGCTCGTGTAATGCTCAATCGCCCTGCTCTCATCGGCTTCATCCCGTACCACGTACACCCGCGCCAACACGGGTCGCTGGTCGCCCTGGTCGTTGGATAGGCGCGTGATGGCGGTCATGATTCGCGTTCCTTGTCAAAAAGTTTCTGCAATCGCCATGCTTTTTGTCGGTAGGATGTTCGGTTACTCACAATCTCAATAATTGTTGCGTCAAGGTTTCCGGCTACAATCGGCTTAACTCCGAGAATTTTTATATATCTGTCAAGCCAGTTTCTCTTGTAGGTTCTCTTGCAATGGTCAGCAAGTTTTTCCAATTCCTCGTAACTCAAATCAAGCGGTCTCGCTATCATCCCTCTGTCTCCTTTTTCGGCTTCCGTTTCAACGGCTTCCCGTCACGGTAGTACACGCCAACGGACGGGTTTTTGCTTGCCGGAGCGGTTGCCCGCTCCAGTTTCGCCACGCGCTTTTCCAGTTTCGTGATGCGCACCACGAGTTCGTCTATTTCAGTCATCACAATTTTCTTCTGCGGCGTAGTAGGGGTCTTTCCTATTCCACGAAACATTAAACTCGATGAATAACCACCCGAAAAGAAATCCCCAAGCCTCGTATTCGACGTACACTCTGAGGTAAGGAAAAATAATCCAGTCGTTGAAGTGAATATCCGGTTTCAGACCATATATAGTTTTCATCCCCATCCTCCTAAAACGGGTATTCCTGATCCGGCGCGTCCACCTTGAACCCGTCACCCTGCACGATCTCACGCGCCACCACCTCGAAGCCCGCCGCGTGTTCTGCGCCGTCCTTGTCCGTCCACTTCCTCGGCGTTTTCGCCTGACCCGTGATCGTGACAGTCGCGCCCTTTTCGAGTGCGGAGTTCGCTTCGGCTAACTGCTCCCACGCTTCACAGCGTACCCATGCCCTCTCTTTGTAGCCCGCTTCCTTGTTACCCCCCGTGTACATCCCCAGCGAGAAGGTGAGTACCGCTTTTCCTTCCGGCGTGTACCTGGATTCCGGCTTGCCGACAATTCCTGTCAGTTTGATGTTCATAGTCTCCTCTTTACACTCTCGATTACCAGCCCGACCAGCAGCGCCACGATACCGGCTGCCATAACGACACACCCCACAATCCAGATAATCGCGTATAACGTGAAGTCTCCGGTTAGTTCCATCACGCCCCGCCTCCGTAGTGTTCGATGTACCTTGCCACCTGCCGCGCGATCTCCGGGCAGCCGTTATCCCGTGCCATGATGTACAGCGCGTCCCAACTCTCGCCGTCCCATAATCCCGCGTTGAGTTCGCGCATCAAAAGGTCGCGGACTGCGATTACCTCAAATAATGCTGTCATTTCCCCGCCTCCAGTTGTTTTGTCAACTTTCCTACCGCTTCCAGGTACTTTGCGCTCACCTGTTTCACGTCAGGTAAAAGCCGGGTGTCTTCCTCAGCCCGGTTCACGAGTGAGTCGTAAATCTTGAAAAAGTGCGCCCGGTCAACGGCTATGTTTTCCGACTCCAAAAGGTGACGGTAGCCGATCACCTTGACGGCGCGCTCCACAAGGGGATGCGAGTATTCCGGGACTCGCGCGTTGAACTGGTAGCGGTAGTATTCCCCGCATAAGTTGACCTGCCTCATTGCGTCTTCCCACGCCTCGTATGCCGTAGGGATGTTATGCGCCCCGGTCATTAGTTTGTGCGCCATTTCGCGCCATTCCGCGACGGACGGGAAGAATTTACTTTCAGCCATGATCTGATGCGCCGCCGCTTCCAGAATTTCACCGGGAATATCAGCCAGTAACTTAGCGTAGAGTTTCACCGAGTCAGCCGATAATTCATAGCGCGGGTAGGCGTGCGCCATAACGCCCATAATCATTGAAACCGTTTCAGAAGATGCCACTTGATACCTCCTCGTTTTTCATTTCAGCCATGGCTTTTAGAATTGCAGCCTTCGACCTGTCAAGCGGTGTCGCCATGGGCTTTTGTACGCGTTTTGCGATTGCCGTGCGGATTGGCCCGACGAGTGACGAGTAATATTTCACCCGCTTGCCTTGCCCTGAAATCCAGGAATAGGCCGCTTGAATATCAGGCAGGGTTGGATTAAGCGCCTCTATTTCGTCAAGCGCTTTGAGGTCGGATGAATTAGCCGGTGGTATTCCTATAACAGATTCGATCATCTGCTGGGTGAGAGAGGTAGCACCGTTTTTCTCTTTCTCTTCCTCTGTACTCTTACTCTTACTCTTACTCTTACTCTCCGTTACCTTTCGTAACGCGTCCGTAACAGGTTCGTAACCGGAATAATCTTTTTTATGTTGCGCCTCCCTGTATTTGCGTTGCTTTTCGTCACTCGGTATTGCCGCTTGGCGCTCTTCAAATTTACGGATCACGAGACCGGTTGTGTTATCGGTGATGAAGTTGATAGCCTTGAGTTCGTCAATAACCGGCTGCCACCATGACACAGTCCGGCGGGTGTAAAACTCAATATCGTCCACGCTCGGTAAATGTCCGTCCTGCCCGACCTTCTTCGCTACCATCATCAACTCATACATTCCGAGTTTCGCGTTATCGCTGAGCCGGTAGTATTTCGGATCGTCTAAAATCTCTGTGTAGAGTTTCAGCCAATAGCCGGCCATCTACAACAACCTCCCCTGTCCCGGTAACGGGTTCAGCACGTCCGAGCCGTAGAGTTTGTTGATCTTCGACTTGTACGCGTGTACCTTCTGCAGCGTACTCATGGCCTGCGATTCTTCCTGCGCCGCGAAATGGACGTGTTTCTCAATGTCCTCCTGGTCGCTCCCGTTCATGAACAGCCCGCCGTCCTCGCGGTCCGAGCAGATCACCACGCCGTTGGAGGGATCCCCGTTGATTGCGCTTATCACCGCACGGAGTTTGCGCCGGTTATTGTCGGTCGGCTTGCCGTACATCATGGTCGTCAGCTCGTCGTAACTGATCCGGTTGGCTGAACCAACGTGGCGGAGCATGACAGTATTCACGGTGGTGAGAATGTGCTGGTCGATTTCAATTTTCATTCGTCCTCCATATCCGCGCCGATATTTTCCTCAAGCCAAAGTGCATAATCACCGTTCTCTTTGACTTCCTCCAGGCACTCGTCACATATCCACTCGTACCCGCCCTCGTTGTGGTTCAAGTCGCCGCCGTCAAACACGTCACCGCACTTGTCACACTCCCAGTGTGTCGGTTCGTCCGGCGGGTCAAGGTATCTGTCATTTCGTGGGTTGTAATCAAGCCAGTTCATTGTCCGGCCTCCTGCAAAACGTCAGCGTATTTGTCAACGTGGCCACACGGGTTGGTCCAGGTATTCACCGAATACCACTCGCCATCTTCGCAAAACCGCTTGTCAACAGGTTCGCCACGAGGACCACCACACACCGGACATTTGTCAGATATTCGGATTGCGCGTGGTCCTATTGGCCATCCTTCACGAGTTCGTTCCATCACGATTACGTCCATCTCTGCTCTCCCTTCCCCTCCCGTCCCGGTCGTGTTTCCCCCGCGTTGTTGAGGCGCGTTCACCGGGCGCTTGGAGGAGTCGTGTTACCCGCCGTTGCGAGCGGATAGAATTGTTTGTGCTGCAGTCAGTTTGCGCTCCTGCTCATCCGTGCGCTTCGGCATTTTCGCCAGCGCGTTTGCCATGTTCGAGAGTGTCTCGGTATCAATGTCGCCGTATTTCACGCCGTCCCGGTTCGTCTCGGCAAGCGCAAACTCAAGCGTCATTTTTCCATTGGCCTTCTGCGGTTCCGGTTTCGCCTGATAAGGTTTTTCCGGCCGTTCGTGGTTCTTCGCCGGCGCGTTGCCGTCTGTGTCCTCGTCCGTTGCCAGTCCCACGATCGCTCCGAAGGAATAGCGACGGAGATAGGTTATAATTGACCCTGCAACCTGTGCCAAAGATTTTCCCTTTTCGTCGCCGAGCGGGAGTGAGATCGTGTCCTCGATCCATTGCCCGCTCGTGTGTAACAACGTGGTGGTAACTCCGATCTGACCGTCTACGCTCACCGGCTGTTGGCTGATGCTCAGGCCGTGTTTGGCGAGCACCGGTGACGCTACCCGGATCATCTCCGCCAGGTCAGCGTACTTGTTTTTCAGGAAGGGATTGACCGCGTTCATCGGTACTGCGGGCATTTCAGCCTGTGCCTGTGCTAATGCTGCTGCTAACTTGTCTAACTGTTCTGACTTCATTTCATCTCCTCTCTAATCAGTCTGTATTCCTCTTCGATCAAGCGGTACAAATCCAACTGCCTGGATTCGGTCTGGATGGCAAGTTTCTCAAGTTCATCTAGCGCGGTCTCGTCGTTTGAGTAGATCGCTGCCTTGTACTCATTCCAGATTTCGTCAGCCCGACGCGCGATCTCGTTGTATTCCCGTGTCAATTCGTGAACGCGCCAGGTGCGGCGGCTGGTAGGCCGTAAACAAAACGCAGGCGGATAAGTCATGATCTCTGTCATGATTCCACCTGCTTTACCGGCTCAAACTTCACGCCCTCGTAGACTTCAGCAGTCAGCGCGTCAGCCAATGACTTGTACAGGATCACGCTGCGTTTCTTGCCGTCCCGCGAGTAAATCCGATACCCACCTTCTTCTTCGTGGATTTCAGGGAACTTGCTTATCTCTGCCATCGTGCCCCCCTTGTGCCGAGTAGATATCCGGCTGAAAAAACCAGTACGATGAAAATTGCAAGTCCAGTGTTTATCATTGCGTCTCCTCTCTGTTATGTTTTTATTTCTAATATCAGTATAACAAGTGGTTTCAAAAAGTCAATAGGCAATATTTACAAATATGCAAAGTCTAAAATAGCATATAGTAAACCGTGAAAACAGGTTGTGTAATATGCTATGCAGTATGTTTTTATGGCTATAAATCATGGCTATGACATGCCATACTTGTTAATTATGGTTGGTTATACCAAATATGATGTTAAATAGCGCTAATGCGCTCATGTTTGAATAAGGGGCGACCCTTGACTAAAAATAATCAGAAGTAATTTATAGTTTTGTAAACTATAATCGACAAATATCGTTCATTGATCTATACAATCGACCATAATCGAATCACCTAACGGATAAGTAATATCACCTAAACTCATGGTAATAACTTATCAACAACGATAAGTTAAATGTCACAATAATTCCTACCTTCGGCTGTTAAATGCGAGACACCGCCCCAACGGGTTACGGTGTCTCAATGGTCGGCATGTTAGCCGGCGTGCAACAGGGAGCGACCCTGTAATTACAACATGCAGGCTGGTTCCCTCATTCGTCACGAGGGTGATGTAAAACAGCCTGCAATATTTGCTCCGGTAGGGATTTTCACCCGTTTTTCAGTTGGCGTTTACCCGTGCGCCTTTTACGCTCGGAGCGGATTTGCCGATGCTTCACGGCGTTGCATATGCACCATCGAAGCGGAGCGGCGACAGAACGGTAACCTGCTAATTCATGCGTCAGGATTTGAACCTGATTTACCCGTGAGATAGGCGTGTAGAGACGCCTCGTTTTACTTGCTGGTAGCCGAACACAAACCCGACAGCTACGGCTCGCCCGCTCGGTATGCACTTTCTACAAGTACCGGACAAGTTCTCTCACGGCTGATTAGGTGTTCCCACCACGCCGCGCATGAATGTTAAGGAACTAAGCGTTAGAACCCACTCAATAATAGCACATTAATTCAATAATTACCAGTAATCATTTGCTCAACGCCTCCCGCGCCTGCTCGATGTAATCCGGCGTCAACAACTTACCGTGTACCACGTGCTGTAAATTCTGGATGTACAGATATGCAAAGTCAATGAACATCGGTACAAAGCGCACCTGGAGCATGAATAACGGGTGGAGGATGAACTTGATGTAGAAGTGTCTCATGAGTTCACCAGCAGGGCGCGTTTCTTTTCCTTCGTCAATTCGTTGTATTTCGTCCGGCTCAAACTACCACACCGGTTACACCTCATTGACTGCCACTTACCCGCCGGAGTGTAGTACCAGCCTTCGCTTGTCAAGTCCTCGCTTCCACATGTCGGGCATTGTGACGTGAGGCTCTCGTTATATAAGGAAACGTTGAAATTCCTGATATATGGCCTGACCTTGAAATACAGTTCCTCTGTGGCTCCAATGTCGCCCTCGTTATATTCGAGCATCGTTTTCAGCGCCTGGCTGTCACCCTCCGAACACGCCCGCCATAACGGGAAGCCGTCGTTTTCTATCTTGTTGCGGATCCCCAGATGTTCATTGATAAACTTCATCTTGTTACTGCTAAATCTAAAGTTCTGCCTGGCGACCTGCAAGGTGTCAACGATTACAAATTTAAGCGGGGGAAGTCCCCATTTCAAAAATTCTGTGTTGATGTACTTCGCATCGAACCCTTGAAAGTTATGCCCGATTACCACGTCGCAACGTTTCAGGAACTCCCAGCAGGATAATGCGATCCGTTTTGTGTCCCTCGCCTTCGCTTCATCCGGCGTTAATACGTCGCTGTGCATCTGTGGATTATCCAGGTAGCGCCCCGCCCATGAGAGCATGCACGAGTCCGCTACCACCTGCTCACCGGATATGTTTTGGTCAAACATGCCCCACGTGTAGGTGATCATCGGCAGGGTTTCAATATCCATCACGGCTACGACGGGTTTACTTCTCGGCTTCAACGATTCCTTATCCAGGTATGCCCCGTGTTTTGCCCCGACGAACCGCCTGTACACGGCTCTGACATTCTCCCGGCTGTCATGCATGACCCTGGCGATCTCCCCCCAGCCCCTGCGGTCTTTTCTCATGTCAACGATCTGGTTTAGTTCCTTCGCCGTCCAGCGTCGGTATTGGTTCAAATCAACTCCCTTTTAATCCAAGAGCAGCCAGTATTCCGGCGATTATCACACCGAGCGAGTTAATCACGTTCCAGCCGTTCACTTTCTTTTCAAGCTGGTCTATTTTTTCGGTGTGTTTTTCAGCAAGTTTTTCTCTCGCCAAAACTTCCTTATCGTGGCACTTGATCCAGTCATTTGTTTTTTCTATGTAGGCGATTAGCGTCTCCCTGTCCTCCGCTTGCGATTCCAGGATTGTGTCGATTTTCGTGTTCAGGAATTGAAACCACTCCCGCGATGTTTGCGGGTGCAAGTCAGCAAGGTTGTCAGGTAATGCCGCCATGTTCGCTCCTAAACTTGCATGCAATGAATCCAGATTGTGCGCTCGTCAGTCCGCCCGGCGCTTGTGACGATCTTGCACTCCACCGCGTACTCCGTGCCATCCGTGCCGCTTGATAGCCAGATGGTCACCTTCCCCGCCGCCTGTGAGTCTGAATCCTTCGTCAGTCCGGTTGGTACGGTGACGGTGTAACTTGAAATCGTCTCACCGGTGTCAAGCCAGTCTGACCAGTCGAAAACGTAATCCAAAACGGCTTCCGGGTCTTTGATAAATTTGTTCATGAATCCTCCTAATAATCGTAGGTAACAGGTGAGCCGTAATCAGTCGCTTCACCGGTACAGTCGTGCTTGTGCAATCCAGAATCCGCGTAATCGTAAGTTTTGGGATTGGTACTCACGCATTGGTCGCAATAGATATGAAGGTCGTGCGCCGCGTCCGAGTAGATATTGGATGCGGTGAGGTTTGTGCCACTCCCCAGGTTGTCGTGTACCTGCGCTCCGAGAATCCAAGACCTGCCAGGATTGCCCGCGTCCGCAATCGGCGCACCGTAGGTATATCCATAATCACCGTTTATCCTGATGGTATACCCGCCGTGATAACTTGACCCGTTGGCGTAATTGTCCCCACCCGCGAATCCACAGCAGTTCATCGTACAATCCAACTCAATGACATGACTGCCTGTTCCCCGAATACCATCCTGACCGGAGCGCACAATCTCACAACTTTGCAGTATTCCGGTAATCCCGCTTACCTGAATTGAGTTTGCCAGGCCGGTGTTGTAATACCCGTCAAAGGTACAATCCTTTACGTACAAATTGAGATTGTCAAACTTGCTTTTACCTACGACGTTTAGATTTTCCAGATAAATTGTTTTTCCGGTTGTGTTCGCGTTGAATACGAACCCGTCGTACATATATCTGACATTTGCATCCGGCGCTCTACCGTCAAACGTGTGGACGTAGAGTTTTCCGCCCCCGTAGTACCACGATCCGGCGGTAGCATCGACTTCAGCAATGCTTGCCTTCTTCGTGTACACTAACCCGGTGCGCCCGTAGGTATCGGTAGTAGAGAGGTCACAAACGCTCATAATATATGACCACGCCGTTGTTACTTCATAATGAGAATCTACAGCCGAGAACGCGCCAATGAGGTCGTTTATATCCATCGTCAGGTAAACATCCCCGACCCCGATAATCTCACAATTCCTTATCGGGTTAAAGTTGCTACCGCTTGACCGTTGATACCGCCCCGCCGCAATGTAAATCCTGTCATAGTCGGTCATTGTCAACGCCTTCGTCAGCGTTGCGAATGCGTGATCCGCGCTCAATCCGGTATCGCTGTCGCTCCCAGTTGTCGCCACGTAGTAGGTCTTTGCAACCGTGATACCCGCGTGAGTTTGCAGGTCAAAGGACGGAGAGATAGAAAAAGTCCCGTCGCCGTCGTCGTAAATCCCGAAAGGTGCAAACGCTAACAATGGATCTGGAAATGGTACGCCCTGTTCCATGAGTGACGGCGCGTCAAACGTCGCCCGCGCGAGTGTAAAATCTTTACCGGTCAATCCCTGATAAGTAATCTCATTCCGGTATTTTGTCATGCTTTCAATTCCAAATAACGCCCCGCGCATATCCGGATCAATAACACACTCCCTGTTATCAGCCGGTATCACGTACTCCCTATTTTCAGCGTCGATGGTGTAAATTCTTTCCGCCGGCGTGATGATGATTGTGGATAATGTCGGAGCGTCAAATGTCACTGGTGAGAGGGTAAAATCTGCGGCAATAAGGTCGGCCGTAGATGATACGCAGGTCAAAACAGGCGCGTCAAACGTGACCGGTGAAAGAGTAAAATCAGCGGCAACCAGCGCGTCAGATGGTAATTCGTAGGATAGCGACAAAACGGGTCTATACCCCGCTGTAGTGTTTTCGCCTGATGCGATTTCATATACAACGTCATTTTTTGACGTAATCAATACGAACCCGTTATTTGTCGCCGCTCCGAACCAACTTTCAAGCACCGCCAATCCCGCCGCGTTGAATGTTAAAAATATTTCGCTTCCAGCCCCGGCGGATGAAGCCGTCACGGTTGCCAATACCGTGTTTACATAATCCGTCCCAGCGGTTGGCATACCAGCCCCGCCAGCCCAATTAGCCGTGTTATATCCCTTCTGGTTCCAGCACGGCTCACCCGTTCCAGCAGCAGCCGCCGCCTTAGTTCCTTCTACCCAATCACCGTTAGCGTCAGAAACCTTATAAAGATTATAGGTATTAGAACCCTCGCTATTCAGCGCGAAAAGTTTTAGCGTTGCCGCCGTACAAGTCGCCCCTGCTGGTAATCCTGAAAGGTCAAACCTGAATAATGGCTTGTAAAACTGACCCTTGCAAAAGAGTTGGAACCATGTACCAAAATTGAGATTGCCGTAACTATCACCAATCCAGGTATCACCACTTCCGCCAGAGGTTACTGCAATATCAATATCTGTCATCGTTTACGCCGGGTCTGGCAGGTTTACATCATGCTCTGTAAGTGTGAACGTGTACCCCGTTGTCACAGATACCCCCGCGTTCAAGGGGTACGCCGCGAGCAGGGTATCAGCCGAACACAGCGCCACGTGTGAAGCGGTGCCACTTGCGCTCACCGTCCCGTCTGTGATAGCGGAGATTGTCACCTTGCGTCCCGTTGTGCCGTCATCGGTTGCGGTGGAGATGGTCGGAGTCGCCTTGACCCCCAACTTCATAGCCCCGTTGGCTTCCGCATAGGTTGCCGGGAGCGCGTTACAAATCAGCAACTGCGTCACGTTGGTATCAAGGTAATTCAGCGCCGCGTCTTTGCTTGCGTCTATCAAATAAGTATTAGCCATGTAAAGCCTCCAGTTTTTCTATTCTGTCTTCCAGCGCCGTCACCCGTTGCTCCAGCGTCAGCGCCCCTAACTTCTGCGTGTACTCAAGCGCGATCCACCGCCCCGCCCCGATGCGCCCGTAGCCGTTGACTTCCTCGTACACATCGTACTCTCCCGTTGCGTATCTGTACACGACGGGATAATTCCTACCCGCCCCGCTCCTGATCAGTAAATCCGGTATTGTCACACGGACGCGGTATAAAACCTGTTCAGGTTCGGGTTGCGGTACGTTCCCTGTGAAGTTGTAGGTGCAAACAATTCTTATGCCGGTTGCAGGGTTGCCGTATTTATCCTCAAACTTGAACTGCGTGCCATACCAGGGATCGTTGATGATATACGAACCGTTTACCTTGCCGACTATCAAGACCCAATGTTCGTCAAGCGCCGGTGTAGCGGGGTTCAGGTCTACGTTGATAATGACTGGCTTGCCCGCCCGTAACTGTTCATCCACTTTATCCAGGTATGCGCCGTTATAGCGATACCCAAAACTAACTCCCTTGAATATCTTTTCCAGCGCGCCCCACACGAACAGGTTACCATTTTGGTAACCTCCGTTGGCTTTCAGTAAATCATTCAGCCGTCCGGGGTCTGTGTCAAATCCGAAGTGTCGGAGCATCATTGACGCGCTGGTAATCAAACACCCGTACCCGCCAATCGTGGATGAGGACGTGCCAAGTTTCACGCTTCCCCAGCGCGGGTCTTTCTGTGATAGCGGTGTAATATTCAGCAGAATATCGCCCATTGTCCCTCTCTTGCTCATGTCAAGGTTGCCCGTGTAACCGTCCAGTCTGCCCGAACTCGTGTACTGCCATAAGTCGTATCTATCCCAGCCGTGCGGGATGTAAGGGTCTGGTGAAGCGGTGTACGCGCTCATCCATAATGGACGGTCTGCGTACCTCGCGTACTCGTCACCCATGATAGGCTTCCAAGTCCATCTTCCCGTGTAAATCCCGCAACGCCCTAATTCAGCCTCGACTAATTCCATCCATCGGATTACGCTTTTCGCGGTCAGCCTATCCGCACCAGACTCTAACTCCACGTCGCACCAATAGCCTAATTCCATGTCCTTACCACGCACCGCGTCCAGGAATAACCGCGCCTGGTCGTCTATCGGTTGGTACTCCGTGATGTAGTGGTACGCGCCTATCGGTACGCCCCTGCTGTGGAGTTCGTGGTAGTGTCTGCTAAACGCGGGGTCAGCCCCCTCGAATTTACCCGGCGCCCCCGTGCCATACGCAACCCGTAGGATAGCCCCGTCTATCTGTGAGGCAATCTTGTCATAGTCTATCGACTCCGGGCGCTGGTGGTAGGAAATGTCGATTATCATTCGCCCGCCAGCGTTGCAGGAGGTGTCACGATAATGTCCGGCTCGGTGTAGACTGTCGTTAGTACCGCTTGCCCGTTGTCCGTCAGCCATTCTTCCTCAATACCGCCCACAAGGTAATCACCGGATATGCTGTACTTCGGGATTGTCACGGTGATCTTGTCGAACAGGTCAAATGAGAATTGGCTCGCCGGTTGTGATTCCATCTGGAATATAGGGAATCTCAAAGTTGTTGCTACAAGTTGTGTCATGAATGAGTCGTAGAAGTCGGCCTGCCATGAGGTCTGAATGAACGGTGTGTCAATGGTCAGGGTTCTGGCAGCAGCCGTTCCTGCCTTGTCATAAACCTTGTAGGTAGATTCGTCAGATACAATCGGCTTGCCCCTGTTCTTTAGCAGGGTGCAGTAGTGATTATTCACCGCATTAACGTTTGAGATAACGTTTTTACTTACTTCCCCAAAATAAGTAGTGGTAACGTCCCACTTTGCTGTCCTATCTGTACCTGTTCCATCGGCTTTCGTGTTCATCTTGAAATCGGTTGTGTCAGCAGGTGCAACCATGTCATAACCGGCACAATCATCACCGCTGTATTTGTACCGCCCCCATACGGTCAGCCCCGCCGCCGTTGAGACAAGCGGTACATCGTTCATCTTCCACAATTTTACGGCTGTTGATTCTGGTGTACTCTTGTCGTACACATACACCTTCGCCGCGTTCCTGTTGAGTTTGTACGGTGAGGTGAGCAGTATGTCTTTCAGCATTACACTCTGGTCAAGCGAGATCACCGACGTTGTGGCTTCACGTGGTCTAAAATAGAACTTCCCGTCAGCCTTTGCGCAGAATAGCCCCGCTTCAGCGTCGGCTATGTCCTTGATGGTCTGGAAGGCTGTTTTCTCATTCGCCCAACAATACGGGATGATACCGTTTCCTGCGTCAATGCTCGAAGTGCCGTAAATTGCCGGCCACTCCGCGCTGGTTGTCATGTATGCGATCTGCGTACCCGTCTTCGCTGCCGCGCTTCCTGATAATATCGCCGTCGTGATGGTGTTATTCTGTAACTCTTTCAGCCCGTCGTAAGCCGTAATGAGGACTTGCGGGTTTGTCGCGTCGCCGATCTTTTCGATGGAGTCAACGCGACCAGTAAAGCGGTATCTTTCAAATCCGAAATACTGCTGTTGTGGAGGTTCAAAGGTTGATGTATAGGCGCACTCGCCATTGACGAATCTAACTTCATCAATGCGCGGTGTTGTAACGCCATAACTTGATTCCCACGCCATTACGGTTACACCTGCGGCTATATTTCCGGCTGTTTTACCGCTTATTGTGGTTCTTTCCGTCACACTATACGAAGTACCATTTATAAATATTACAGGTATATTCCCGTTCCTTCCTACGACAACGTGTACCCAATAACCAGGCCCGAGTTTATCCAAAAAAATCATGTCGGTATAGAAGTCCCAGATAGTTACACCACCCTCTACCTGTTTACAATATAACTCACCACCGAAACCACCTATAGATTTAATGTACCCTATCCAAAAATAATTATTAGAATCTTTATATTGTGTGATGAAAACGTGTTGATATCCTAATCCTTCCGGTAATTCGGAATCAGGAAGCATTATCTGAAAATCCCATGACCAACTATTACTACCAAGAACAAAATCAGCGTGGTCTGCTGTCGTGGCTTTCTCGTTGATACTTGCCCCACCGAATTTGTAATAATCTGTTGCGACTGTACCCGTCCATACCTTGCCGCTTTCATCTATAACACTTCCACCGTTGATACCGTTGCCATGCAACATCACTTTGATATGGCTATTGTCCGCAAGCGTGTCGTCTCCAACGTAAACCCGCACAAACCTTCCCGGCTCTACTTTCGGGTACAGCACCGAACTCGTGTTATACGGGTCATACACACCGTCCCAGTTGTCGAGTTTGATCTGCAACATGCCAGGCTCGACGGCTTCGAGTCCGTTCCCGCTCGCGTTGATGAAGTCCCTGCGCCCCCTGCTCAACCGGTAGTCCACCATGCGCGCCGCGTCGTTGCGGGATGTGTCAAACGTCCCCGCCGTTGTCCAGTCGAAATACACTTTCCAGGTAAGTGCCATTTAGCCCGCCTTAGCCATTAGCCGTTTCATCATGGGGATCACGCGCCCCTCGAACTCTGCGCGGTCTGACAATGAGAGCGCCGGAGCGTAGGTGAAGTTGATCACCGTGTTACCGGATGAACCCCCGCCGGATGACAGTTTGTTATTCGGGATGATTGTCCCGCTTGTGTTCGGTACAAATAGTTCCGGTCCGACCTCGCCAACAATGTATGGAACCCCATTCATTACGGGACCGCCTTTGGCCTTCCCCATCTCTATCATTTTCGATCCGGCCTTATTAGAACCACCCATCAATATACCGGCTCCCTCACCGGTTACAATGACGTTTAGTTCGATGGTCTGTTTTGGAATTACCTTGTTTTGCATTCTGACAAAGTTATCAACAGAATCCATAGCGCTTTCGTAAGCGCCTTTCATATCCTCACCGTATATTCCCCACTTTGTACCAAGTTCAATTAAGTAGCCAGATTCTTCTCTGGTAAGACCGCCCATAGCGAGTTCTTGTTCTATGAATCCTAGAATAATGCGTTGTGTTGCAATTTCGTGTTCGTCTGCGAGCCCCTGTGCTGCAAGCCCCTGCTCGTGTATCTTGTCGGTCACGGCTTGAACTTCCGCGCTTCCAGTATCAAATCCCTGGTCAATCAGCGCTTGCTTCTCTACCATAAGTTCACGGATATTTGCGCGTATCTCGCCGAGATTGTCGTTGTAACTTTGTTCTTCTTGTGCTACCGTTTTGAACTGGGAGTAATAAGTCGCCCCGGCGTTTGTCATGTCTTCGATTGCCTGCTGTGCAGTGTCTGCCGCGTCTTGTGTTTCATAAAAGTCATCGTTAAGTTGTTCGATTTCAGCTAGTAATGCGGCGGTCTGTGCGGTGAGCTCCTCTTGTGTCAATCCGCCTTGCGCCCCGTATTTGACCAGTTGCTTGTAACGCTCTGTGAGTTCAGCTATTTTATCCTGATGTTCCTCTACCGCATCCGTTCCAGGTGTCAGTTTTCTCATCAGGTTATCAAGCACGGGTATAACGCCCTGTGCTATTGTGTATTTGAATCCCTGCCATGAATCGCTGAGGTTATCCACGCTCCGCTTATAGTTCATGACATCCTGCATGGAGCGCCCCGTGACGATCATATTATCCGCAATCGCCGCCGTCGCCGCTTCAATGCCAGCCGCGCCCTGCTCCATGAGTTTACCCATCTCCGCACCGGAACGCCCGAATGTCTTAAGTACAAACTCGGAGCGCTCAACGCCAGGTGGAAGCGCGAGGTACTGCTCAGACAATCTTTTCAGACCGTCGATGCTTACGTCTATTCCTTGCCGTGTCGCCGCCTGTAACGCCGCTTGTAACTTTTCCTGCGATATGAACAGGTCGTCGGAAGCCTGCACAAGACGCGAGGTGTCCTCTGTGCTGATCCCAAGCAACCGGCTCATGTTGTCAATCTCTGTGGCATACGCTACGGTTTCGTTGACAGAATCCGCGAGGAACTTTCCTAATGCCATAACAGCGCCGCTTGCCGCTCCCGCTGCCGTTGCAAACCCCAACGAAACACCGGTCAGCGATTTGAACTTGTCACCAAACGCGCCGATCTTGTCATTCAGCCCGCCAAAACCGGTAGAGCCTTGCAATCCCTTGACCTGCCCGCCAAGTTCATTGAAGGCTTTTTTCGCGTCGTTGCGCGCCTTGATTACTACTTGTAGTTGGGCATCAGCCATGTTTCCTCAATTCGAGTACCTGTTTTGCTACCTGCCAGGCGTCGCTCTTGAAAAACGACGCGTCTTGTTTCGGGTCTCTCGTGATGTACGCCTTCCACGCGTTGTACACGTTCACGGCGATTGTCATGCGCTCCACAAGTCCGGCGGGCTGGTCGAGTAACCCGCCGGAATGTGGCAGCGTTCCCCATTGCTGGCAGCGAAAAGCGAGGCGTAATTCATCCGGCGGCGACCCCTTGCCATCGGCATAGTCCGCCACCGCCAAAATCAGTTTTTTGGGTCAAATTGAAAAACCTCTTTGATGTACTCTTGGATAGACCGGTTGATTTCGAGGATGTCGTGAGGCTTGGCATTGTCCACGTCAAACTCCAACCATCCCACCTCAACGGCAGCCCTGACAATAGCACCTGCTGATTCCACGATCCCGATGCTCTCATCATTCCCACCTAACCGGCGAAAAGACTTGTAAAACTTCTCCAATTGACCCTGCGTGATACTGTCAAAATCAATAGCTGGTAATTTCATTGACCACCTTGATCTCCGCGAACTTGGCGGCGGTAGCGTCATACCCGGCGCGGAATGTACCGGTCACAATGTCATTCCCGTTCATGTCCCCGATGGAGTCAAAACTTTCCCACTTGCCCGCCAGGTCAACGATCAGCGTCTTGTAGGTGAAAGTCCCTGCGGTGGTAAGCGCGTTGCCCTCGAACTTCAGCCGTAACAGGCGAGCGGTCTTGGCTTTCCATGCGTCCTTCTCCGCTACGGCTGTGGCGTTGTGTTCAAACGTGACATTCAAAAGAACTTCCGGCTTTGTTGACTGCGCCCATGAAAAGTACAATTGTCCATCAGCCGCGTATTTTGCGATCCATCCGGTGTTAACTGACAACGACATACCGAGAAGGGTGTTCGATTTCTCGGTGCTGCCGATCGTCCCGCCAACCTCGTCGATGTAGAGTTTGCCTTTTCCGAACAGGATTTCTTCAACGGTCGCCGGGGTTGTCACGGGGGTGGTGAAGGTGCATTTACTTACCTGCCGCCCCTTCCAGTTGGCCGACATTTGCAGCGCTTCACCGCCGTTGCCGGAAAGCTCAAACGACTCTACAAATGCGTATTCGACTTCTTCAGCCTGCTGGTCGTCACCCGCTTCGATCGTCCATGTTTTGATCGAGTTCGCGCTTGTCGTCGGGAACGTGTAGGTGTACACCTTACCGCTTCCGCCCGTGTCAGTCACGCCGGTCACGACGTTCTTCACGCCAGCGCACAGGATGATCGGTAATCCCTCGAATGTAGCAGGTGTGGCATCGAACACGACGCCCGCCTCAACTTTCGGGATGTAGTTCCTGTCCTTGCCTGAAATGTAGCCGATGTCCTCGTCCGGGAAGATGACTTCCCGCTGATCCTCAATACTGCCTGTACCATGCCAGATGGTATCGGCAGCCACCGCCGTTCCGGCAGTCGTTTCCAGCCCTAACAACACTTTTCTTAACGCCTTAATTCCCATCATTCACCTCGCTTTGAATGTCGATCTTTTTGTCTTTTTCTTTGATGTACAACCCTGATTCCAGGAGTTGCTTGATGCCGTAAAACTTCGCTTCTTCATCGGTCAGGTCACGCGCCGGCACGCCGTGAATCCAACCGTCACCGATATACTTATACATTTGCCACCTCCCTGTATTTCATCCTTGCGTGATTCGACTCCCACAATGAGCGCAACGGTTCACGATGCTCCACGCTGTTTTGTCGTTTCAGGTACGAACCGAGCGCCTCTCTGACGTGGTAAAACTTCACACCCTTGCTTGCCAGTCGCATCCAAAATTCATAATCGCCAGCGCTCTTGTAGGTTTCATCGAAGTAACCGAACTGCTTATGCAACCTCACCCTCCACATCGGCATCGGACCTAAAAAACAGGCTTTGATAAGTTTGTCCAGCCCGCCCTCTTTCCACCTGTACTCACCAATAGGATTACCGCCGATTTCCTCAACGATGGAAACGTCCGGGTAAACCACGCCGTAAGTCGTTTCCTTGTCCAAAATGTCAGCCATTTTCTTTAGCGCGTGCGGTGCGAGGCGGTCATCACAATTCGCGTTCGTGACATACGGGGTGTTACTTGCCTTGATGCCGATGTTCCATGCCTCATACACGCCCGGAATGTCGTTAGTCTGGATAATCTCAACCTGTGGGAAACGCGCACAAATACCGGCTTCAACGCTTCCCTTTTGCGCTACCGCGATAATGTCAACCTTCTCGGTCTGATTGACAAGGTTTTCTATCCTACCCTGAATGTAATCCTCTGCGAAATACGCGCTGATGATTGCCGTCACTCTACCAGTCATTGATGTTTCCCTTTTCGAGTACCTGTTCTTTCGTTCCAGGCGTGAGGTTGATAATCCTGCGCCCGTGAACTTCATACATCGCCCTTGCCAGTTTGTAGGCGTGTTCGCTCCGTACTAAATCCGGATTATTCCAATGCTTACCCTTGAAGTAATCCGGGTGGAAGTGGTTCGGGTCGTTGCCGTCCAGCACCATCTCTTGATTCGGCGCTCCGTGATACTGGAATGAATGATCGACGCCAACGAGTAACACGTTCTTGAACCCCATGTAATACGCGATCTGCATACATACGAAAGTAACGGTATGCCCCTCGTGAATCCATTGGCTCGCGTCCTGCGAAAACACAACAACGCCGGATGAGTTCAACGGCAGGCAGGTATCATCGAAACAGTAAGATGCTGGTAAAAACTTCGGCGCGTCTATCCTGGCAATGTCCTCGCTGAACTGCTGAATCACCAACGGGTTCACCGAGCAGTAGTAGGTTGGTGTAAACCCGTCCATGAGGTATATCCGGTTCGTGCCAAACGACGGGTATTTTTTCAGGAAGTCAAGCGGTACATCCCGCAAGGATGGTCCGTTGCCGATAATCAAACAGGTTTCGCCTTCGTGAATGTCCCTGTAATATCGCCATGAGCCGGGTGCTTGTGTGTTCGCTGTAATATCAGACATGCGCTAATGCCCTCTTGTATCTCTGGAATGAACCGCAATCGAAGTACCAGGCGAGTGAGTACGTCCCCCAGCCGAGTTGCTCCATTGCCATATTGAACGCTTGCGTGTAATCCCTAATTTCAGGCAAGTATTTCTTCCATAACTCGACGCATTCCCTTGACCATACCAGCGTTCCCCATGCGGTTTGTGGAGGTGCTAGTGATGCGCTCTTGTCAACGATTTCGCCGTTCAATAACACGCCGTAATTCTGCGGGTCAAATGTCTCGAATAATCCGAGCATAAACTGGTGGTCTGGTAATTCCGGGAATCTACCTTGCTCCTGCATTGTGTCAGGCATGATGAAGTAATACCAATCCGCGTCGATGCTCAATGTCGATGCTATCGCGCCCCAAATGTCGGGCTTGTCCATCTGCGTTACAAACTCGACGTTCCTGCCCTGCAAGGCTACGGAGTGCGCCGCGATCTTCTGCGGGTTCGTGACAATGATTGTCGTATCAACCGGTATCATTTCGAGTGTGTCAACCGCGCGTGAGAGCAGCGTCATCGACTCGCCAACGGGTAACAATTCCTTGAACACGCCACCGAATCGCTTTGCCGCGCCAGCCGCCGGGATGATTCCGACTCTATTCGATGCCATGTTTCTCCTTGAGGTAGTTCATCAAACTATTAAGCAGTTCCGCTTTTTTCTCTTTGAAGTCAGCCCGCGCCTGCTCTTTGTCCATGTAAAGATGCTCAATTCCCCACTCGTCACGATCAAACTCTATCAGGGGTATTCCCTCTTTAGCGGCTCTTATGCAGTAATCAATGTCCTCGAAATACATCGGGGTAAACGCTTCGTCAAACTTGCCTATTTTATGCCACACCTCACGGCTGATTAACATGCACCAACTGGAAAGATAATCAGGTTTCGATTTCAGCAGTTCGTGGCCTGTCCATTTTTTGAATCCATAGAGCGTGGACGTGGCAAGCGATTCAACCATTTTTGTAAAGGCTTTATGCACCCTCACGTCGTTGTTCATTACAACGTACCAATCTGAATTCCCTGCCCGGTCAATACCCCAATTCAACGCTTCTGCATAACCAAGTCTCTTGTCAGTCCTGTGGATATGCTCACCTTTCGGGTAGGGAGTAGCACTTGCGTTATCCACAACAACGATGTTTGCATCCGGCTCGTGAGTCCAAATATCCGCTATCAACGGGCGCGTGTAGCGTTCCCAGTCGTCAATGCCAACGATAATCACACTAATCATCCCGCGCCTCCATGAGGTCTTGATTGTTCGCCGTCCACTTTTGCCACGTCGCGCCGTCAATAATCGCCGGGGTGATATGAGGACTTGTCACGGTAACATCTACCCACATCTTGATACCGTGCTGTACACACAGTTTGTTGAATCCAATGTCTTCACCAGGCCAAGCGTCGCGCCATGATTGCGAGTAATCATTCCAGAACCAGGGCGGCGGGATTGTCTCAAACACTTCGCGTGCTATGAGTATCGACCCTGTACCTAACCGGTCAACCTCTACGATTTCATCGTCTTTTTCCCATGCGATTGTGTACATCGAGCCGTCCGCGCTGATCTTGTACGCGCACGGGTCATAAGGTTCTGACCGCCTGAAATTCAATCCGCCCACGACTTGATACTTCTTCGGGTCTTTCAAAACCCATTTTGCCAAACGCTGAATAATATCGTGCGGGTGAACGTGGTCAATGTCGAGCATGAGGAGATGCGTGAAGTCTGATTTCAGCAACTCCATGCTTGCCCGGTTGCGTGCTAAATCCGTGCGCTGGTAGGGCATGTTCAAAACCACCGGACCCTGCGCCGCGATCTGCATACACGCCGGGAATACGAGGTCGGCGTAACTGATTGTTCGCTCCAGGAGGAACGCGACGAGGATGCGCGGGAACGCCCAACTCATAATCGGGTACTGCTCCAAAACACTTTTCTTCTCGACCAATTTGTCTCCTATATCGCGGACTGAATCTTTATGTCTCGCACGGTGTACCTGAATCCCACCGTGTCAATTCCGGCGTAGTTCATAGCGATCAAGCCGGTACTCGTGATGCTTCCAAAAGTCGATACCGTGTTATTCAGTTTCGTGTCGTAGAGGTCGTCAAAGAGTTTCAACGGAATGTCATCGTATAACGCCACGATTCGCTTGTGCGCCTGCGGTAGGGTGTTACGGGGCGTGTGGATTTCAACGATTACCGAGTACATAGCCGTCATGTAACCGGAAGGCAATCCGGGGATAAATTCAGTCTCGCCGGGGTACATCACGACCCAGTTTTCCACAGTCGGAAGGGCTTCTGGTAGATATTGATCCGCGCCCTTGATGCCGGATATGGCTTCAATGTCTGTCTGCATTCGTGCGATTGCGTCTTGGATTGCCATTACACCCGCCTCACATACGGTGAAAGTAGCATCTTCACGTCAGGGTCAAGGTCGGGGATGGTCATGCTCTGCTGCATGTCACCACCAGCGATTACTCCAAATGGCGCGTCTTTCCTCTTGAATAACCGGATTGCCTGAATCTTGCACGCCTCTGCTACCGGTTTCGGCGCGGTTGTGGCGTACCCAAAACTCCCGACTATCTGCACCGCCTTCTTAGTGCCAAGGGGGAACGAGTAATTGCCGTACCCGCTTGTCTCAATCCACGTGTAAGGGCGCCCATTCTCGCCAGCGTTGAACGGCATGAGGTTATAATCCGTTGTCGCCCATGTGGTCTCAAACGTACCGTCGTTGTCATCGTCGGTCTTGAGGCTTGTCACGCTGATAATGTCATCTGTGTAAACCTCGTCAATGGAAATCGGCGCGTAGTATCTTGTATCAGTCTCCGCGTAGAACCTGCGCCCGGTGTGGTTGTCGATCAACCGGCTGACGCTCTCAATGGTCGATTCCAGATAGAAGTCGTCATCTCTTTCGTCAAGCGGTATGCCGAGCGCGGTCTTGACTGTTACGAGCGTTGTGTAGCCGTTTGATATGGTCATTATTTCACCTTGATACCCTTAGCATGAGCGGGTTTTTCCACCACCTTGACGGCTGGCTTTACCAACTCCGCGTACCCGCCCCGTAGAAAGTTGTCACACGCAACGGGGTCTAACAGGTCAACTTCTTGACCTTCCTTGAACCTGATCGATCTTCCGTCTACCAGCCCGTTGAAGTTCTGCAAAATTCGTATCTTCATGTTTATCCTTTGTCCTGGAGGTATTACCCTCCAGGACGTCTTTACACTAAGTCCGCACGTACTGCGCGGCAAATGTCGCCAGGTTCGGGTCAGCCAGCACGCCGTTCCTCCCGTACAGCAGCGCAACCGCGCCATGCAAAACAGCCGCCGTGCCACAAGTTCCGTACAATTTCATGTGTGGTTTTGCGGAGTTGATCGGTACATCGAGGATATACACCTTCGACGCTCCGGTTGTTCCGAAGTCTGTCAACGCGGCAGTGGTCGCTTTTTGGGTATAAACACCGCCGGATGTCGCGCTCTCGGTCACGGAGCAGGACACGCCCCCGCCCGTTGCGATTGTTCCAACAAGGAACAGGAACGCGGCGCGTCCGTACCCCGTACCGTCAACAGCAGTTGCGGCAATCGCGGCGCCTGACTTGCTCACCGGTACTACCGCCATTGCTGGTTTTACGTAGGCAAATAATTCTTCCATGTCATTATTCCTTTCGGGGAGGGAGTTACCCCTCCCCTTATCTGCCTAAAGGTTACGCCATTGAGCCGATTGCAAACGCTTCCGACTGCATGACCACGCCGCCGTGCCGGAACACGGCCAGCAAGCCAACCTGGCGGTTACCAGCGTACAACTCATTCAAGCGCCGGATGGTCAAGCCCTTGCGTTCCACAAGCGCGTACATGCTCCAGTCACCGAATACGATTGCTTTGTATTTGGTGGTGGTGTATTTCGGCATGTAGGTTGATGTGAACGCACGCTTCCCCATGATGCTCTCTTCGTTGATCTCGTGCGCCCCGAAGGTGAACACGGAACTTGAAGCAAGCCCGCGTAACATTCCGAGGGTGTCATCATTCAGCGTCCATACGGCGTTGTCACGGTACTGACCGGCTAACTTGTGGTACAGTTCCGGGATTTCGGCTGCGGCAATGCTGTTGGTGTCGTCAAAGGTCAAGGCAGCGGTTCCACCAACGGTCACGCCTTGAGGCGCGGTAGTGCCAGCACCGATGAGCGCGTTGCGGTTCTCGGTCATGGCCATCCAGCGACCAAAGGAGTTCGCCAGGAACTGGTTGAGGTTCGCTGCTGAATCTTCCAGCAGGTCTTCTGATACCTTGACCAACTTGGTGAAGTCGAACACGGTAGCGGTTGCCTGTCCGATGGTCGGCTCGTCCTCGTTGACGGCGGCCATGTCATGAGCGGACTGTGCAAAGTAGGTCTGCGAGGTCGCTTCAATCGGGATGTTCAACACGTCACGTGAGGTTTGCAGGATGGTAGCGCCAGCCCGGCGCGGGATGGACAGCTCATTGCGCTTTTCGATGATTCCAGCAAAGAAATCATCCGGCACAAGATACCCGCCGACTCCGGCAGTATCCTCGCCCATTGCGGCTTTCAAGCCCTTGACGCGCTCGCCGGTGCGCAGGTAGTGCATGAATGCGCGATTCGGGTCAGGGTCGCCAAAGTTCTCTGCCTTGATAACGGCAGGTGCATTGATCGCCGGCGCGTTGACCAGTTTCTCGAGCCGTGCTTCCATTCGCTTGTCAAACTTTTCTACAAGCGCGTCAATATCGAACGCCGGAGCGTCCACTTTCTTAGTTTCTTCTTCCATGATGTTATTCTCCTGAATCAATACATCTGATTTGATATGCTCAGGAGCGTCCTCAACTGTCTCGGACTGCATTTCTGCCTCTGCCGTGACCTCTGTGTCTCCGCCCTTTGCGTTGAAAACGGCGTAATCGTTCGCCGGTTTTCTCCATTCGTTTACGTCAAATAATGCCAACTCGCCCAATGGCCACGTGACAATTTCCTCCCCGTCAGTTCTGACAAGATGACCAATTGCGCCGGATGAAGCGCGTACCTTCTCGGTCTTGGTCGTGGTGATTCGTTGCGCCAGTTCCTCTGTCGAGTCCATCCTGACGCTGAACCAATGCCCCTTCGCGTCGGTGTGATCCCATTTCGCTACGCCAATCACCGCCGGCGTTTCCTGCCACGTTTCAGGGCTATCCGGCCCGAACCCGTGATAATAAGTTACCGGTATCTCTTGCCCGTCTTTCAGCCATAAGTCGGTACGCTCGGTGAAAGTTTGCCCGTCTGAATCCTTGCCAGCGTACGGCCCGCCAAAAGGAACGCCAAGCACCAGGTACTCTTTCGGGTCGAGTTCATCGTAGCGCTTCACGGGTTGCGCCGGTTCGCGCTTGTCTGCCTTCAGTCCTTCGGGTAGTTTGGTTTGTATTTTCAGTTTCATGGTTACCTCAATGCCTTCTCAAGCTGTCTTTTTATTGCAGCGGTTATCCGCTCAAGATTCAATTGTACAATTCCCTCGATAGTCTTCCATCCGTGCCAGGCGTGTACACGTGTCTGATCCTCGCGTCCCATCACGTAACCGGCATAAGGCACGCTACCAAGGTGTGTGCCAATAGACAGCACCTCGCCGTCATTCGACACCCGCGCGTCCCACGAATTGCGTAGTTTATTTGTACGTTGGTAAGCGGATCCTTCTGGAACAGGCGGATATTGCCGCGCCTTGCTCACCAGGTCAACGCCGGCTGCTTCAAGCGCACCGCGGATATACCCGCCGCTTCCGGCTTCCTGAAGCTTGCGCGCCAGTTCATCAACTCCTTTTAGTTCAACCGTGTAGCCGCTCATAGCATCGTGTACTCCACATAGCATGCGCAATTGACATGTCTCGGCGGATACCCCACCTCTTGCGTAGGTCTACCGTCAAGCGGCGCACAGATTGCGCAAACCCGATCATATTCGCTTACGCGGTACGTCTCTTCGAAGTCAACGCCGTAAAGTTTTCTGATGTCGTCGGCAAGCTGTATTTGAGATTGCACCGCCGCGTTCGTGGTCTCAGTAATAGCGACTGAACGCGCCCGCTCCGGAGCATAGAATACAGCGATCCGGCGCGTCAATTCGTCAATATCCCAATCCTGCTGGTAATACTTCGTCACCAGGTCAATTACCATGTTGCGCGTACGTCCTGTCAGCTCCGTCGCTTTCTGCATCCCCCAGCGCGCCGCCCAATCAATGGCGTGCTGGTTGACAAGCATCCAATCGACTTGCAGATTGACCTGCTCCGCAAGCGCGAGTGACTGCGCAAGATAGACATCTTCCAGCACGGAAGAGATTGCCTTTCGAATCGCTTTACCGCCGTTGTTCCAGTAACTCTCTGGAACGTTGTTGATGTTCGGCGGATCACCGAGCAGGCGCATTACCTCACGCCGCTGCGCATCCCAGATTTTGCCGAGACGTTTTTCCATTTCAGCTTCAAATCGCCGGCGGTCTGTCAATTCGCTCTTGACGTGGTCGATCACGTCTTCCAAATGTTCACGAGCGGTCATAACAACTCCATAATGGCTAACAAAATGAGTTCCTCGTCCTCTTCCCTTATTCGCGGTTCAAATAACTCCTGGTAGACTGTCGCGTGTCCTTCTTCCGGCTCCGCACCGGCGCCGATTGTCGCCTTGCCAATCACCGGCACGCCGCAGATAATATCTTTCGCCGTGAGGTTGACGGTTACCGCCTCCGCTCCCGGCTGCGGTTTTTCGATGACTGGCGCACCAGATACAATGCCCTGTGACGTGAGAGCGTGAATCTGTCCAATGGCCGGCTTTTCCACTAGCGGAGTGCCAACCGTGATCGCCTTGCTGGTCAATGCGTGTTTCTGGCCAATATTCGGCTTTGCAATGGTCGGGATTCCAGCCGTGATCGCCTTGCTGGTCAATGCGTGTTTCTGGCCAATATTCGGCTTTGCAATGGT